TTTCATATTTCATTCTCTCTTTTTGCGCTGGCCTTAAATCATGAAATAAGGCCAGCTGTTTAAACAAAAGGATATAGTCAAGTTATGGTGCGATAAGAAATATTATCCTGCATAAGATCTCAACTATATATCCTATATATTACGTTATTTAAATAATTCAAGTTATTTTTAAATTATCCACAGGACCGAGAAGCGCATGTGGGCGGGACCCACCCATAAAAAAAAGAGAGAAGCGCATGTGGGCGGGACCCACCCATAAAAAAAAATAAAAAAATTTTGTTATTGCATATCCTATAAAATCATGTATACAATGAATAGTCATAAATATTAACGAAAGGTAGAAAACCATGACTATACAAACAAAAGACTTTAGACTGAACGCACAAAAGCGTAAGTCTTTAGTATCGCATTACGAAGATTATATTCGTAATAGCGAAAATAAAATGCGTAAAGCATATCGCAAAGCTGTCGAGAACTTTGACAATCTACACTCAAAGACTTGGGAACTGATTGAAAACATTGTTAGGAAACAGCAACCGCAAGATGACGTTGATACCATTGAACGCATGAGAGCAAAGTATGGGGATAATGGCGGTAATATTCATCAAGACAGTTGTTTTACTTTCACATGTCCGAGTGAGGAAACTTACGAAGACTATGACGGAAAGACAAAAACTAGAACTAGGGATAACTCAATTCATTTATCTATGAACTTAAAAGATAATGATAAGTTTGCTTATGCTTATTACTATGATGATATGAAACTGCATGGGTTAAACCCAGACTTTGAATATCAATGGAGAGGTGAGAGGCGTAATCCAGCTTACTATCAAGCTGAAAGTGATGTGAGGCAATTTCTAGGTTTCAGTCGTAATCAAAATGATGACAGCAAAGACAAACCTGTAAATAACCCACGTTGGAATAAGACTATTCCTGTAATCGGTACGAGTTATTGTCATTCAAGACAGTTTCAAGTTGATGACATAACACACTCGACTTTAAATCAATTTGTGATAGCGCAAGAAAAAGTTGAACAGGCGCATGAACAGATGTTTGATTACATTAATAGTAAGGTGACTAAGATCGAGCAAGGTTTAAAATCTTATACTAAGTATAGTCAAGCCAAAGAATTGTTTGATAAACTTCGCATACCTTTGAATGAAAGTATGCTTGACGATCAATCGACAATGGCTTTAAGTGTATTTAGTCCCGAGAACTTGGCGGATATGCTTACAGACAAAGATGACGAGTTTGAAAATCGAGAAGCTAAGATCGCTCACTTTAAATCTTTACAAAACGCAAGTATTCAATAATGAGTGAATATCGTTATTGTCATGGGAACAAGTGCCACGAATACGAAACACAAAATCGTATTCGTGGGGTCAAGGGTAATAAAGTTTTACGAACTCGTAAAATTAAAATTACTAATTGGAATAGAGATAATTGGCATGGATATTTTTGTGATGAAAGATGTAGGTCTGATTATATGCAAAAACATCTACAGACAATTATGAATATTCAACCGGTAGAACAACCGCTTGAAACCGCAATCAAGATTGAAAAAGAAACAGTTAATCATGGTTGGGGAGATAGAACTTATACAAATATAAATAAAATTGCTTCTTAATTTTTTGAGCCATGAGCCGTGTTTCACGGCTCATGGTTTTTTTATTTTAGATTTTTGGAAAAGCTTTTCGATTTGGATAAGCACACTCAATTGTGCAAGGCGAGTAATTGCTAGGTGCAATTCTTATCTCATTTACTTTTTTTCTTTTAAGAAATTCCTCTTTTACTTCAGGATATTTCTTAATGTATTTCTCTAACAATTCATGTTTGAAACGTACAAAGTTATGAATTTCCTCAACCCAAAATTCGAGTAACTTAGTTTCCTCGTGAATTGTTATGACTGCTTTTTCTAGTGCCATGTTTCCTCTCTTTCCATTTGTTAAATCTTTGTACCATTTTCCAATTACCCCATGACCTGCCACTATCGTGGGCTTTATACATCTCGTCTGCCCACTTGTAATATTCTCTTCTTGGTAGGGTAAAGAATTTTTTTGATCTTAATTCCCAGTCTTGTCTTTTCTCTTCATCAAAACTTGTAATAAAATCAAATTGTAATTGTCTAGCTATCATATTTCCTCTCTTTCGAATTTTAAAATACTATTGTTTATTTTTTATTATACTCACAAATTGTTTCAATATCCTACAACCATGAACCTTTGACCTACATCTTGTGGTATGTTAAAACCGCAACACTATATCTTGTATGTGGTGAGTGCATGTGGGCGGGACCCACCCGGATTTTTATAGAGGTACCAGGTCATGCCAAAAATTTGACTTTTTTAAGAGGGGGGAGCCCCCTTTTTTTGACAAAGGGATCCTAACACATACCCTATATTGCATGATACATACAGTTGTAGTAAGAAAATACTTTTTGGTACCATATGGAAAGAAACATAAAAAAAATAGAGTTCGAGGATATACAAAAAATTAAGGATCCTAGTGAACAAAAAAGAATTAAGCTTGAAATTATAGACCGGTATGAAGCTGAAAGAAAAAAAGAAGTTTCACAAGACTTCTTAACTTTCGTAAAAGAAATGTGGCCTAACTTTATTGAAGGTCGACACCATAAAATTATTTCCGATAAATTTAATAAACTTGCAACAGGTGAGATAAAACGTTTGATTGTTAACATGCCACCACGACATACTAAGTCGGAGTTTGCTTCTTATTTTTTGCCAGCTTGGATGATTGGCAAAGATCCAAGTTTAAAGATTATTCAAGCAACTCACACTGCAGAACTTGCTGTAGCCTTTGGTCGTAAAACTAAAAACTTAATCGACTCACAAGAGTATCAAGACATTTTTGCAACTAGACTTCAAGAAGACTCTAAAGCAGCAGGACGTTGGAATACATCTGACAAAGGAGAATACTTTGCAGCCGGTGTAGGCGGTGCCATGACCGGTCGTGGTGCAGATCTTTTAATTATTGATGATCCGCATGCAGAACAAGATATTTTATCCGAAGGTGCTTTTGACAAAGCTTGGGAGTGGTACACTTCTGGTCCAAGACAACGTTTGCAACCCGGTGGTCGAATCGTATTAGTTATGACACGTTGGAGTCAAAAAGATTTAACACAAAAACTTCTTAACGCACAAAAAGATCCAAAGGCAGACAAATGGGAGATTGTAGAGTTTCCAGCGATTTTACCATCGGGTAAACCTGTGTGGCCAGAGTATTGGAACTTAGAAGATTTAGAAGCTGTCAAAGCTTCTGCTGGAACTGCAAAATGGAATGCACAATACATGCAGGACCCAACCTCTGAAACAGGATCCTTGATCAAACGAGATTGGTGGCAGGACTGGGAGCACGATGAAATGCCACCACTTGAATATGTGATTCAATCTTACGATACCGCATTTACAAAAAAACAAACAGCCGACTATTCTGCAATTACAACCTGGGGAGTCTTTACTCCAAATCCTGATAGTGGTCCTAATTTAATTTTACTGGATGCAGTTAAAGATCGGTACGAGTTCCCTGATCTCCGACGCGAGGCTCTTGAACAAAAGAAATACTGGGATCCTGATTTAATTATCATTGAGGCCAAAGCGTCTGGACAGCCCTTGATTGATGAATTACGAAACATGGGTATTCCCGTTGCAGATTTTTCTCCAGGTCGAGGTCAGGATAAAAGAATGCGTGTTGCATCCGTTGCTCCTTTGTTTGAGTCCGGTTTAGTCTGGGCACCGTTAAGTCGAGAGTTTGCACAAGAAGTTGTTGAAGAATGTGCAGCTTTCCCGTATGGTGATCATGACGATCTAGTCGACTCAACCACACAAGCGTTGATGCGTTTTAGACGAGGAGGATTTATTCCACATCCCGAGGACTATGTAGATGAGCCCATGGACCGAGGACCAAGGAAACTTTATTGGTAATGGTAAAAACAAAATTAACAACGACAGTTCCACCCAAGTCAGGCCCTGTTCCGCGAGGCTTGAATATTGATTATAATACTGTTAAGACAGTAAGATTGGAGAAAAAACTAAATGGCAGAAATCGACAAAGCACTTCCAAACGAAGTACGAAAAGAAGTTGACTTACCAGGGATCGAGGAACAAGTAGAAATCAAGGATGAAATTCTTGAGAATGCTCCGAACCCTTCTGATGTAGAAATCACCGAACTTGAAGATGGTGGTGTTGAATTAAACTTTGAGCCGGGTGCGTATAACACGGCACAAGGCGAAGGCCATTTTGATAACTTAGCAGAATTATTACCCGATGATGTTTTAGATCCTTTAGGCAATCAGCTATATGCTAACTTCATCGATTATAAAAATTCTAGAAAAGATTGGGAGCAAGGATATATCACAGGCTTAGATCTTTTAGGATTTAAATATGTACAAAGAACCGAACCTTTCTCAGGTGCGTCAGGTGCAACCCACCCTGTCTTAGCAGAAGCAGTGACCCAGTTCCAAGCTTTGGCGTACAAGGAATTATTACCCGCAGACGGACCCGTTAGAACTCAGATCATCGGTAAAGTGGATCCGTTAAAAGAACAACAGTCTCAACGTGTTAAAGAATTTATGAATTATCAGATCATGGATCAAATGAAAGATTATGAATCTGATTTTGATCAAATGCTCTTTTATCTCCCCTTGTCCGGCTCTACATTTAAGAAAATTTATTACGATCAGCTTTTAGGTAGAGCCGTGTCAAAATTTGTACCGGCCGATGATTTAATTGTTCCCTACACAGCAACCAGTTTAGATGATGCAGAAGCGGTGATTCACCGTTTAAAAATTTCTGAAAATGATTTACGTAAACAACAAGTCTCAGGTTTCTATCGTGACATAGAAATTATTCCAGGTTATGATCAAGAAACAGAGGTTGAAAGAAAAGAACGTGAATTAGATGGTCAAAGAAAATCAGGAAAAGATGAAGAAGTATTAACCTTGCTCGAGTGTCATGTTAATTTAGATCTCGATGGATTTGAAGATAGAAACTTTGAAGGAGAGCCAACCGGTATTAAACTTCCCTACATTGTAACCGTTGAACAAAGTTCAAGAAAAGTTTTATCAATTAGAAGAAATTTTGAAATTGGTGATCCTAAAAAATCAAAAGTGGATTACTTTGTACATTTTAAATTTTTACCTGGACTTGGCTTTTATGGTTTTGGTTTAATTCACATGATTGGTGGATTATCAAGAACAGCCACTTCAGCATTAAGACAGTTACTTGATGCGGGGACCTTGTCCAATATGCCAGCAGGTTTTAAAATGCGTGGCATCAGAATCCGAGACGACGCTCAATCCATTCAACCCGGCGAGTTTAGAGATGTTGATGCACCAGGAGGAAACTTACGAGACGCATTTATGACGTTACCTTACAAGGAACCGTCAGCAACACTTTTACAATTAATGGGTGTCGTTGTTAGCGCAGGTCAGCGTTTTGCATCTATAGCTGACATGCAAGTAGGAGACGGGAATCAAGGCGCTGCAGTGGGAACGACAGTTGCGCTCTTAGAACGTGGATCAAGGACTATGTCTGCGATCCATAAAAGATTATACGTATCACTCAAACAAGAATTTAAAATGCTCTCACGTATTTTTAAATTATACTTACCAAACGAATATCCTTACGATGTTGTCGGTGGTCAAAGACTTATTAAGCAAACAGACTTTGATGATAAGATTGACATCATTCCAATTGCTGATCCAAATATTTTTTCTCAAACTCAAAGAATCTCGATGGCGCAAACTCAGTTACAACTTGCGCAATCAAACCCACAAATTCATAATTTATATAACGCATACAGAAAAATGTATGAAGCGATTGGTGTCAAAGACATTGATCAGATTTTGAAGAGACCCCCACAACCAAGTCCAATGGATCCCGCAGTGGAATCCATTCAAGCGTTAGCTGGACAACCGTTCCAAGCGTTCAAAGGTCAAGACCACAGAGCGCACATTACTTCCCATTTAGCTTTCTTGAGTACCAATACTGCAAGAAACAATCCGGTTGTCTCAGCAGCGCTTGAGAAAAACATGTTTGAACACATTTCACTTATGGCCTTGGAACAAGTGGAAGTGGAATTTAAAAATCAAATTGCAACTTTGCAACAAACCCAACAAAATCCAGCTGCATTACAAGATCCACAACTTCAACAACAAGTTATGGACCTAACCATGCAGATTGAAGCTAGAAAAGCGGTGTTAATTTCTGAGATGATGGAAGAATTTAGAGCCGAAGAGAAAAAATTATTGGGTGATTTTTCTAATGATCCACTTGCAAGACTTAGAGCAAGAGAATTAGACATCAGAGCTGCTGAAAATCAACGAAGAAAAGAGGTTGATGAGGAAAGATTAAACCTTGATAAGATGAGAGCGATGATGGCACAAGAAAATCAAGACGATAAACTAAAGCAAAACGAAGAATTAGCAAAATTAAGAGCAAATACATCAATTGAAAAGACTATTTTGTCCAAAACATTACCAAAAGCGGACGATATGATGGGTAATGTTGCAATTATTAGAGGTAATGATGACTCAAACTAAGAAACAAGACAAAAAAATTGCAAAGGTCATGAGAGAATTTAAAAAAAACAAGCTTTCTATTGGAAAATCTGATAAAAAAGTTAAAAATAGAAAACAAGCGATCGCTATTGCTTTGCGAGAAGCAGGCGTGAAACAAAAAAGGAGCAAAAATGGAAAAAGAAAATAAGATTAA